TACACACCACAATTCCCATACGCACCAGCTACAAAAGATTATGTAGATAAAACTGTAGCAGAAAATGCTGTGTATGAACTACCTATTGATCAAAATTCATATCCAAATATTGTTTTTGAAAAATTAAATAAAGGTGTATATTATTGTCCACAAGGTACAGGGAATATTACAAATTATAAATTAAGAGAAGCTGATACTTCTAGTTCTTTACAATACTTTTATCCACAATTTTTAGTAATACTAAAAAATTTAGATGAAGTCGAAATACCTACAAGCGGTTTCTCAGAATCATTTGCAGTATTGTTTGGTGTATATAAGGGCTCAAGTACTGCTTTACATCCAGTTACTCGTGGTACGTATGTTCAAATGTATTTTAAACTAAATACCGCTGGAACAATATACCAGAACAGTGTCATCTGGGGTAAACTAGATACCGACGGAGATCAATTCTATACCTCAGGTAAAAAATATTATGCAGCGTTACCAGCTGTACGTGCTAATGGTGGCGTGCTTCCAATGCCTACAATAGATGAAGAACTTGTACCTAAAAAATATGTAGATGGCGTAGATTTAACAACAAGTGTTGAACCAGAAAATCCTAGTTATACACAACTTGCAAGAACTAAATTAAAAAAAGTTGGTGAACAATTCTTCTTACAAGGGGCTTTACTAATAAATGCTAATCCGACATATTCAACATCTACTATAAAACTACCAAGTAGTGTAATGTTTAAAACAATTCCATCTACAAGTATTTCAATACCACTTTCTGGTGCAACTTTAATTAATTTCAGTTCAACACCAATAGTAACGCTACCATTGTATGCTGTATTAGCGTTTGATAGAAATGATCCAAACTATTGTTATATTAGTTTTAGTCCAATGGATACTAGTGCACATACGCTTGCAGTAGGTGATGCATTTGCATTTAATTTTAACTGGACTTATTTAGATTAAAAAGGAGTTCGCTTATGGAAAAAGGTTTTGAAGAAAAAGTTTTAGATAAACTTGAGGATTTAAAAATTAAAGTTGCTGTTATAGAAGCTAAAGTTAATGATGATTTAAAAGTCACAAAAACCAAAGCTGATGATGCATATATAATGGCTACACAGAATAAAAAAGACTTAGAAGAAATTAAAGGAAAGAACGTATGGTTTACAAGATCTATAGGTCTTGCACTTATATCAGCTCTTGTAAACCTACTAATGTCCTTAATAAAATTTAAATGATATGTTATAATAAAAGTAAAGGAGGAATACTTATGAAACAGTGGATAAAAGCTGCAGGTATAAGAGCAATTAGAACGGTTGCTCAAACTGCACTAGGCACAATCGGTGGAGGTATATTAATCTCAGATGTTAATTGGACTGTTGTTCTTAGTGCTTCACTACTTGCTGGAATCACATCCCTACTTATGAGTATCGCAGGTTTACCTGAATTAGATAAGAGGTGATACTCATGGCATGTAAAGGTAAAGGAGGTAAAAGAAAATGAATAAACAAACTATCGAAGTCGATTATGATGAATCTTTAGTTAAAGAGTATGAAGAAAACTACATCATGGAAGAAGAAGGTATTGGAGCTGAAGAAGCTGAACCTTATGGTATTCAAACACATGTTAACAAAGATAAATTTGAAGACATGATTAATCCGTTGGAGGTGGACATTCTAAATGAAATCACCAAGAACAACTAAACCTGAAAAAGGTAATAAATATTTTAACCGAAAAGATACAGGTGGTTATTCTACCTGTATCAAAGGTAAACCTACTAATAAAGATTTAAATGTACTTGCTAATTGTGTTGGCTGTGGAAATGGCTGCTATAACGAACAGTTAGATTTAGGTTATGAAAAGTATCACTTTAACTGTGATGCAGAAAACTTTATTGAAAGAGCTATCGCATCTGGACTATCTATTTATAAAAAGCCTATTGTTGGTGGTATACTTGTATGGGCAAAAGGTAAGCCAGGTGTACATAGTGACGGTGCTGGACATGTAGCTTATTGTACTAAAGTAGATGATGTCTTTAATCCTAAAGTATCAGAGTGTTCTGAAAGTGCTTATGGTGGAAAAGACTTCTATCGAACTAGTCGTAAGATTGGTAATGGAAACTGGGGTATGAATGAGAAATATACTTATCGTGGTTGTATAGCCCCTCCAGAATATATACCTCCTACACCTCCAACACCAACTCCTAAATTTAAAGTTGGTACACGTGTTAAAATATTATCGAAAGGAAATGCTAATTCATACGGTACTGGACACGCTGCTTATGGTATTGGTTGGATTAGATATATAACTAAAGTCTATGAAGGCAGACCTTATCCTTATCAAGTTGGTAATAAAGGTTCTACTGCATCTAAAGACACAACAGGATTCTACAAAGAATCTGCACTAAAGGAGGTATAGCTTATGGCAACTAATAAAATAGTTACACCTTTGGAAAAATTAGCTATTACTCCAAATCCTAATACAGCTCCTTTTAGAACAGGTGTTGTGCCTACAATAACTAATCCAACAGTTGTTTTGAAAAATAATGATGTACCTACATTACGTAACATTTATGGTGATACAGCAACAGGTGATACATACAGTTATCAAGGTAAAAATCGTACTGTGTTTTCAGATGGTAAATCTTATTACATTTTACGTGATAATAATACACGTATGCCTGTTACAATAAAAGGCAAAGAAGCACCAAGTGGAAGCACTACAAATAAAACAACTAATACAAAGACTAGTAGTGGTGGTGGCGGTGGAGGCGGTGGCGGTGGTACAGACCCTGCATTACTCGCTCGTTTAGATGCATTATACAAAAAATTTGAAGAACTAACTAAGCCTAAAGTATTATCAGCAGATGAACTTGCTGATATATATGGTTGGGATTATAATTTAGATAATATACGTGCCAACTTTGATGAAAAGACTAGACAGTACTATGACGATTTAATTGCTCAACAAGAACAATATCGTACAGATTATGTAGCAGATAATGCTAGATTTGATAATAGACTTTATAATGCATATGCTGATTCATATGCAAACGCTGCACAAACCAGAACTAATCAAGCTTTGCGTAGTGCAAACTTACTTAGTTCTATGATTAATGCAGACCAACTTAATTCAGAAAATGACTACGGTATGCTACAATCAGTAAATAACTTACGTGCTGCACAACAAGCTGAGTTCGAAAACAATCCATATCTCGCAGAACAAGCTTATAATACTTTAGGTACTTATGCTTCACAGTTATCAGCTAACTTAAATGCAAGTGATGTACAACAGTATAAAGATAAATTAACTGCACTTGCAGAGATGTACAGTGCTGAACGCCAATATCAAGGTTATTTAGCTCAAGGAGCTGCTAATAAATATTCTGGTCTAGCTAATGCTGCAGTCACTAGAGCACAAAATAATGCTAGTAATACATTAGATGGTTATTATAATTATTATTACAATTTAGCTAGCCAATTAAGATCTAAAAATCCGCAATACTTTTCTAATAGAAACGTTTCTAATTTAATAGATAACGTCTATAGAAAAGCATCATAAAAGGAGGTATACTATGATACCAGCTATATTATTAGGCACAGGTGTAAGTTTATTAGGTGGGCTTTATGCTAAGCATAAAAACAAAGTAGAAAGTATGTATGATGCAGAAAATAATTATAAAAGCGTACTTTCTGATTTGGGTTTATCAAATACATCTGTAGGTGATGTTGTCAATTTAGCTTATACCTCAGGTTATATAGATAACAAAGACTATAAAAATATAATGTCAGAAGTAAAATCATTATCAGACGATGGTGTAAACTATTTAACTGATGCTGGATTTTTTAGACGTTTAAGTGCTCATTTTTGGAAAGATGAGACTAATGACCAGTACACTAAATTATTTAATACACTTACAGAATTTGCTCCAAATTTAAAAAATCTAACACAAATGGCTGTAGAAGATGTACCAGAAAATGTATTAAAAAGTATGGGTTATAACCCAGGTGCTTATGTTGCACCTGGTCCATCATATCTAAATACTAATTTTAAAACATATCAACGTGAAGTTGATCCAGTTAAACTTTGGACTGGACAAGAATTAGCTGATTTACATAATATAAATTATGATGTTAATCACTATTATGATTTAATTAAACAAGCTAATGAAGCTAATCTACAATATGGTAACTATACTAATGACCAAGCATTAAATACAGCTAGACGTAATGATGAACAAAGAACAATATCTTATTTAGATTCATTACGTAATGTTAAATCAGATGCTGTTGCAAATGGTACTGCTGCTGGAGCAAGAGCTGCACAAGAAGTATTAGCTAACGTAGCTGCTTCTAATGAACGTGCAAACAATATTGCAGAAACTTTAAACAATAACATGTCTAATATAGACCAATATGTTTTAGCTAATGCACAGTCTAGACTTTCTGCAGTTGATTACTTTAATCAATTAGCTCGTAGTTTATCTAGAGATTCAGCTACTCTTTATGCTAATGATACTAATCGTTATGGTGCAGATTGGAATGCTAATGCAATACTTTATGCTGCAGACCAAAAACTTCGTGGAGAACGTGCACTTGCTAATGCAACTATGGCTGGGCAATATGCACAAGCTAAAGCAGGAATTGCAGCTGCTCAAAGAGGCACTAATACTTTACAAGATTATTTAAAATATGCTATAGGTAGTAGCACTAACCCAGTAGAAGCTTATGCTAAAGTAAATGATTGGATAATTAATCAAAATACACAAGGCGTTACACCTACTGTATTAGATTATATGATGAATAATAACAAATAAAAGAGAAGGAGATGGTTAAATGTACAATAATAATGATGCTACTTTAACTGTGCCTTCTCTTACTTTACCTGTTTTAGAATCACCTCGTGTAACGATACCTCGTTTAACAATACCAACACTACCTAGAGTTAGTTATCCTAAACAAAGAAACACACGTCATGTTATTGATCTAGGAGATTTACTTTTAGGTAATCCTGTTTCAGGTACACGCCAGTTACAGGATACTTTAAGAGATAATGGTTTAGCTAAATTAGTTTATGTACCAATTCTTAATCGTGTTGTTGGTGCAGGACTAATGTTAAAAGAACGTGCTATTGAACCTATTCTTGAAGGAGATTTTAGAACTTTTGGTATTAATGCTTTAGAGACATTAGGACATTCTGCAGATATATTATCTAATCCAATAAAATCTTTAATACCTTGGGCACATGGTGGAACTTCTAATGACTTCTTAAAGTCAATGGGTTGGTTAGATGGTGCATATCGTGAACAATATGAATGGGACACAGGTATATTTTTAGTAGACTTAATAGGAGAAATATTTTCTGACCCTGCTACTTTAGTTTCTGTAGGTGCCAAAACAGGTACCAAAGCTATGAACAAAGCAGGTTCTAAACTATCTCAAGAAATACAAGAAGAATTCACAGAACAACTAACTAAAAAATTAGGTAAAGAAATTGTTGATGAGGATGCAATAAAGTCAATTATAAAACAATTAACACCTGACCAACTTGCAGATATTACTAGTGATTTAACAAAAGAAAATAGTGACATCATTAGATACATAAGTAATAACCTTGAATCACAAAGACGTATTTATAAAGAAGCTATGGAAGATGCAGCTACTGGTAGTACTGCTTATAAAAAAGCAAAAAGTTTATATAACAGATATAATAAAGCATTCTTAAATGCAGAACAAGTCAATATAGATATAACATCTATGAGACAATCTAAACTTTATGGTATTTATTCCACATTAAAAGATGTCCAAAAAGGTGCAGATAATCTACAAAATGCTATTCAAGATGCCAGTTTATATCTTTCAGGATTTAAACCTGCACAACTAGCTTATCAAAAAATTATAACACCTGCATTTAAGGCTCTTTATAATAATTATTTAAAGACATTAAATAAGGTAGACCCTTATGATTTAGTTGGTAGACCTAAAGAAGTTCGTACTTATATTAAACATACTATTGCTGCTAAAAATGAAGCCATGTATAAATATGCTTATAATACTCTACGTGATAGAATTAAATATATTTATAAAGCAGATAATAAACAGACAAATGCAATTATAAAAAAGCTACGTGCAATAGCTGTTGATGTATTTGGTAATCCTAAATATGCAAATAATAGTACAGCAGCACTGCGTGAAATGTTTATTGAACGTGCAATACAGATGTATCCAGAACTTGCTAGTCTTTTTAATAAAGCAAAAGCTACTGATTATCAACAAATTTTAGCACAACAAACTAGAAAAGTTTCTAAGAAAGTAACTAAAAAAGTTGTTGAAGCAACTGTAAAAGAGTATGATAAAGAACTAGATACACTTTTAGATGCTTTTGAATCTTACGGAGACTTAGTTAATATAGCTAATACAGAAGAAATAATAAAGTTTAAAAATACAGTACAACAGTTAATGAATGATTTCTTTAACACATCTGATTTAGATATACCTGTAAATAAATTTAGACCATTAGACCAAATTAAATTTCTTAATGATCAGTTATTACCTACTTTTAATATGGTTGTAAACCCAGCTGCTACAAAAAAGATGACTATTGCAGATATAGATTTAAATTTTTTAACTAAGCTACAAAACATAGATGAAATGGCTTATTTAAAATTAACAACATTGTTAGATTATTTAGGTATTAATGTAGGTAATGTTGCAACAATAAATTCTTTTATTGAAAAGTATGCTCAAAATAAAAAGTTAATAAGTAGTTATGCTAGTCAAGCTGCAAACGGACTTGGTGCTTTTGATAAACAAATAAAAGCTTTAAATGTAGAAAATACAGCTATTAAAAAAGAATTACAACGCATCATGACTGATGCACATACAGGAGATATATACACTAATCTTGAAAAAACTGTTGCATCTTTACGTAATACAAGTCAAGCTATAGACTTAGCAACCATTATTAACTACGGTCTACCTTTAGATGATGCAGCTTTTCTTAGAGAAGTAATTAAACCTGCAACAAGGCGTATGAAAAAAATTAATAATGGTGCCGAAAGATTAGTAACTGATATTAAAAATTTAAAAAATAATTATACTGCTGAAAATTTAGAACGTATTTATAATTACATAGATAACTATTTAATTAGCAATGCTGATGATATAGAACCAAGTATCTATATAAAAAATTTATTTAACGTTCTAGATGAGATGGGAAACATAGACCATCTTGATTTAAATAATAGAACTATACTAGAAGAACTTAGAGAACGTATTAATCGTTGGGTTTCTTCTATAGACAACTTGCGTACAAGCACAGCTGTACTTCCAGGTGAAGAACAAAGTGCTGCACTTGATTGGTATAATAATCATTTTAATGATTTACAGATTAAATTAGATGCAGGCTTGTTAAAGAAAAAAGATTACAATGCAGAATTAAAAAAGATTAAAGCTGTATATGAAGACCTAATATATAGGTCTACTGCTTTTGCTAGTAATGCAGAAGTATCTGATTTTTTGAATGCTTTTAAAGGTATTTTAGATGATAAAAATACTTTAGATTATATATCTAATTTAACAGAACTTTTAGACCCAGATTTAGAAAATGAAATTTTAAAAGTACAAAAGAAGTATAATGTTGTAAATAAACAACGTCAAAAAATACTTAATAAAATGCATAAAATACAAGACTTGTTAGACGCTCATGATAAAGCAGAACGTAAATGGGCGTTTGAAGGTGGTAAAAAACCTAGAAGTATTCCTTCTAAACAACTTGAAGAATACACAAGATTAACTAATGAACTAAATAAAACTAAAGATACTTTTGAAGAACTTAGTATTCAGTTATCAAATTTAAAATCACAAAGACAAAGCATTTATGTACCTGTGCTTGGTGCACAAGAACGTGTGCGTTTAGTCCTTATGTCTTTATCTACTGATTTAGATAAAAAACTTGTAGAAGATTTAACAACTAATAATAGTAAACTTAGAACAGCACTAGAGTCTACTAAGAATCGTTTATTAAAAGTAGCTGCACAAACTAATGATTCAGAGTATGAGTACTTGGCTAAATGTATTGAAGGTATAACTAATAAATTTGATACTTTAAATATAATGTATCAATATTTAGATACAACAGATTTAGTTAATAATTATAATCTACCTAAAAATATAAAGGCAACTTTACAAGGTTACTTATTCAATGCTATTTACGATGACAATGTTCGTTTTAAAGCAGTTAAAGATTTAACAGAACATGATATTCAAAGTATTTATAAGCATATAATACGTGACCTTGATAGAACAGAACACTTTGAAGCTACTGATCGTTTAGCTAATTTAAGTAGTATTTCAGATTTTTCTGATGCTTTAATTACTGATAAAGATAAATTTTATAAAAGTATAGAAGAAAAAGTTGTTTATTATATTAAGTCATTACAAGAACTTTCTAATCAAAAACAAATTACTGATTTAAAATTATTTAATTTCTTTGAAGAAGATGATATTAAATTTGCTAATAATTTAGGACAAGAGTATGACAAAATATTTAATATACTTAATACTAAAAAATTTACAGATGACATAAAAGCAGAAGTAAGTTCATTCATAATGAATGTTGCGGGTTCAAGAACAGTACTTAATGAAAACAGTGTACTTAATGACTTCTTATTACAGCTACGTGATGAAGGAAAACTTAGCGAAGAATCTATTGAACGTTATCTATCTGCTTTTGAAAATAGGTCTTTAGCAGGTGTACTAGCTAACACATATCGTAATATAGGTATGACAAACCTAAATTATAAAGATGCAGATGAACTTCTTAAAAAGTTATATCCTGGTGGCAAAGCACTAAAAATACATAATGTTATAAACTATTTAACAAAACAAGAAATAAATGATGCTATACGTAAAGCTACAGGATTACATAACATTTATGAATTTAGTTCTGCAAATAGTAAAATTGCTTTTAAAAAAGTTAAACTATTAAACACAACAGAACTTAAATTAAGTTCACTTACATTTATAAATGAAGCTCAAAAGAATGCATATATAAATGGCTTCTCTGAAATATATGACATAGCTACTAAAACTGCTAAGACACGTAAATATACAACTGACTTCTTAGCACAGGTACGTGAATCTTTAAAGGACTATTATAAAAACAATACACTAGATGTAATGCCTAAAAACCCAATAAGATTCTTTAATTCACTAAATGAACAAGAACTTATTGCTTGGCATCGTTATACAAGTTCTTTATATGTTGGCTACCGTAATGCATACACAGATGATTTACATCTTAAACTTGCAGCATTTAATGCTAAATTAGCTGAACAAACAACAGACTATCAAGCAACGTTATTACAACGTAATAAAGATATTAAAGCTAAACAAATTGAAACAATGCGTACACGTTTTAATAAATTAATAGACGATGCAGAACATGAATCAATTATTAGCGATACAGTGTTAGATTTAGATGCTACGACAAATAGTAAACTACAACTAGATGCAACAGACATCGATCGAATAGTATTAAATAGAGCTGCGAATATTCCTGAACTCTACGATAAAATACAAGCTACTTCTGAAGTAGTTATTCAACGCAACTTTAAATCACTTGATTCTATTTACGATGCATCAGATGTATTAACTAAAAGAACTAAAGAAGATATTACTGCTATAGAACGTAATAAAATGTTCAAAGAATTTTTAGCAGATGATAGAACTATTGCAGAAGCATACCCAAACTTATCTAAAAAAGATATAAAAACTTTAAAGAGTTGGGGTATTGAATACAATACAACTAAAATGAATGACAAACGTCTAATGCAACTTGTTAAACGTAACATGGAACACAATATTTATAACTCAATAATGCGTTTAAAACCTACAGAACTACGTGCATTTATAGACCACAACACTGATGGTATCTTATTATTTTATGATCCAACAAGTACGTTCTTAAATAAATATACAACTAAAGAAATACAAGAAGCAGGGTTATTCATTAAAGAACTCAAAGGTACAAAGTCTGGATTCTACTTTGTTAGAAGAACAGATAACAAAATGCACGATGCATTATTAACCTTTGATATATCTAAAAAACAAATACCTGTTATACAAGATATAACAGATAAAATAAATAACTTAATCAAAGAAGATGCGTATTACTTTAATCTTGATGACATGTATATTGCTTTAGATAATTTCTCAGGTGAGATGCTACGTAAAAGCACACTTGATTTATTGCTTAATACTAAAGAACTTTCAGATTTAGTTGGTAATTTAAAAATACAAAAAACGTATCGAAAAGTGGATAATTTAGGACAAAATTTATTTCACGTTAGAGAAATATATAGACCTAACATGACCATACTTGGTTATGAAGACCCAATCAATACCTTCCTAAATCGATTTAGACGGGGCATAGACGCACAAAAGCTACAGTATGCAAGAACATCCACTGCAATCGATAAAACAGCATGGCAGGGTACTACGCAAGCCATAAATGCATGGAACACGGAACACAAATACCTACAGCTATTCTTTAATAAAGATTTCGCTATAGATTCACCCGCGTTCCGCGAAGCATTTGAGCGTGCAACCGATGCAGATATTAAAAAATTCTTTGCTCGTAATAATTGGGATGCCTGTATACTTAGATATAATCGTGCAGGTAGACCAACAGTTTATAAGATAAGTATCGAAAATAAAAAACAACTTGCAGAAGCAATTAAACTAGGTGCAGTTTGTTTACCACACGAAGCTTATCGTAATGTAGTATTAACAGTTAATAAACACTTATGTACAAGTAAACTTATTAATGCTTATCAAACAGTTATAGCTGCTACCTTTAAAACAATTTATTTAAACAATCCTGGTTTCTTAATGCGTAACTATTTAGACTCAGTTATTTATAAAAACCTAAGTAGTACTGGTGGCTTTACATCTATTCTAGATAACTTTAAATATCAAATACAAGCACATCAGTTATTAGAACACTATAACAAAATAGTAAAGAAAATGACTGCTGACGGAGTATTTAATACTCGTTCTATAAAACGTGTACTATCTCAATTATCTGAGGATGACAAAAAGATGTATCTATTCATGGATAGGTACATGGCTACTGGTGCTGGTGGTGGGCAGATAAAAGCATTACAAGACTTTTTACTAAACTATAATAAGGTACATGGAAACATAGCACCAACTTATTTATGGGCAGAAAAGTACAGAGAAACAGTACTTGGTAATCAAATAACAGCAGGTATTAACTATATCAATAACGATATAGAACAAACTGCTCGTCTAGCTTTATTCTTAAATCTTATGGATACTTATGGTGAAGACTTTACTAAAGCTATTAAAACAGTTATTGATACTCACTTTGATTACGAACTTAAAACACCTGGCCTTGAACGTTTAGATCAATTATTCTGGTTCTCTACATTCCCAATAAATAACTTATTCTATTACATGAATGAAGGTTTAACTAAGAATCCAGAAATGTTTAATACACAATTAGATTTAATGGAATTATCTTGGAACAATAAAACAGACTATACTTGGGAAGATGTACGTAATTCTAAATATCTTTCTTATAATGCATTAGCTGGGAATATACGTTTCAAAATTGCTGGAAATGATATTGTTCTAAAAACAGGTGCTTCTGTATTTGACTTCTTAAATATATTAATGAATCCAATAGGCGAAGCTAAAGAAAGACTTAATCCATTCTTGGCTACTGCTTTAGGTTTTGAATCACCTAAAGAATTGAATCCACTACAAACACCTATTAACAGAATAAACCAAATTGTTAGTGGACAAAGTTACTTGCCTAGTGTATACGCCACACTATACCCAAAATATGGGCGTAGGATTTATCCAAATAAAGAACGCCGTTATAACTTTAGTTGGAATATAAAAACAAAAAGAATACCTATTAGAAAAGCTAGTACTATTTCTAAACAAATGCGTAAACGTGCATATAATTTTTATGTTAAACGTTACTATATAAATAAATGGCGTCCAAAAATTAATCGTTCAATAAGTATAGAACCTTATTACAATCCAGAAGAAGGACGTACAGCTAGAGCATTTGCTAAATATACTAGACAAATGAAACAAGTAAGACAAAATAAAAAGAGACATTAGTCTCTTTTTATTTTACCTATATTTTCTTTACATAACTCATAAATACTTCTTATTACATATGGATCTCTTGGTACATAGAATACTTTAAATGTCCAAGAGTCGTCAAACAAAGCTGCTAGATAACCATAAGGTGCATCTAAGCCTGCAATTTCTTGTTGTACTTGTGTGTAATAATAAGCTGGAATACCAAGCTTCAATGCTTTTAATTTGATATGTTGTTCTAATGAAGTACCTTCCATATCTGTTTTAACATCCATTGCTTCAACAGTTCTTATTCCCTTGTTATAATATTTCTCACCAAACTTACTTACAAGTTTAGCTTCAACAGGTATATAGTTATTCATTTCATCTACAAATACACCATCATAGTTAACTGTTAAACCATCTACTTCTTTAAAAGCATACATATCTGCAGGTTTTGATATTTTAGTTTTTAATGCTTCTTCTGCTTTAGCAAGAATGATCGGTTCTAAGTCATATCCTTTACGAACGATTGGTTTATCTCCAACTTCTTTTTCTTCTTCAGTTAAATACTTTGTATTCTTTTCTGTTAATAATTGTTCTAAATTTTTATATAAATTAACACCACAAAGTATAGATGAATCACTAGCTCCAAAACCATTTTTACGAAGTAATGCATATGTTTCATGACTCATACTTTGTATGTCTTTTACAGCTACTTTTAATATTCCTTTAGATTCTATGTTCATTAGATAATACCTCCTATTTTTAATAAAGCTAATATAAATATAATACTTTGAATAATACAAACTAAACGCCAAGGATTAAAACTATCATTTTTAATTGCTTTTTCTGCACGTGCTTTTATATCATCTAAAGCTTTAGACATTCGTTCACGTTCTTTAACTTCTTTTTCAAGTTCTTCTACCATAGTTTTTCTTAATGTTTCTGAGCATAAAGCTTCAGCTACTTGTACAGGTATGTATTTAGTTGGTGCTTTTATTTTTACATCAAAATTATCATCTATAAATACTTCAACTAATGCAGCATCTTTTTTAATAGGTGCTTTTTTATCTTTTCTTAAATCTATCCAAGTTAAATCTTTATGTTCTTTCATAATTTCTTCTGTAGTTTTTCCTTCAAAATCTTTTATTTCATCTTCGTTCATTTTTATTTCTCCTTTCTATAACTACTATTATATGTCATAAAATGTAATGCATGTCTTAATGCATCTCTTACATGGTCTGACACTCTTGTATGTGCCATTGAATAAAACATTCCATCTTTATGTATGTAACCTTTATTCAAAAGTATTTCATCATTCCATCTTGTTTTTACCTGTTGTGCAGTTTGTATATAACACATTAAACCTCGTTTATACGTTTCATATTTTATAATACCCAACAACTGTGGTGTTTCTAATCTTGAATTTATTTGAGCTTGTGCTTGCAAACCATATAGTAAATAATCTTCTATAACTATATTAGGTTGAAAACCAGATAAACCATCTATTAAAGCTATGTGTGCATCCCAGTATTTAAATTGACAACTGTAATTAGATGCTTTTATTGCTCCAAACTTTAATACTTTTTGTGTTTCTATATCAAATAAAACCCAACCAGTTGTTCCTTGTCCTTCTTTATAAGCACCACTAGGATCAAAAGCAAGTACGTATCTACTATTAAACACTATCGCATTCCTCCTTGTCTGCCCAATTTGTTTTTGTAAATTCTAAGTCAGCTATAATTGGGACATAGCTTCCTTCAAACTTTTGCATAATCTTTTTAAACTCAAGAACGTGTGCTTCTTCACCTGGATATATCTCATAACTAATCTCATCGTGAATCTGCATTTGCATTCTTGATTTTAATTTATTCTTTTGTATATATTCGTCTACTTCTTTTATTCTTCCTTTAAGTAGATAAGCTCCACTACCTTGTACCAAACAGTTAATAAGTTTGTGTCCAGATAATCCATAATACTTAACACCAAATAAATTCTCAACATATGGTTTTTGTTTTACTATTTGATTACAATACTCATGATACTTTTTAACACCTGGAAAAGCTGTATAATATGCATCATCTATTCTATGAATAGTTTCATCATCATAGTCTGGAAACATCAATTTAATTCTGTTAAACTGTGCACCATAGTTTTTAGCAAAGTTTACACGTTTACCAACTTTACCTCTTAACTTCTTAAACTCATCACTATGTACATCTAAATCTGGAAATGCTACATGTGTAGTTGCAGCATGCACATCTGTTGGTTCCCATTCTTTAGATGTATCTTCTTTTAGATACCATTTCCAATCATATGCATGTTTAATATGTTCTGGGTTTGTATAATCAAAATCTTCATAATGATATTGATATTGATCACAACCTATACTACCATCATTAACTATTGTTACACAGTTATATGGCATATATGCACGACATAGATTTAAGTCAGGACTACCTACAAGGATTGTATATAACGCTTGAAGTCTTAATTCTACTTGACTGTAATCTAAATAAGCTATTCCTTTATACCCATCTGATTTTACAATCATACGTCTTGGATGGAATAAATCTGTACCATCATCTTTAGTTATACCGTACTTTGGAAACTGTTGGAAATCAGATGTAACTCTACCAGAGACTGTGCCTACTTGATTTATTTGTGTATAAATTCTTTTATGTTTTAAATCTAATTCACGTACAAATCTAAGTAAATACGTTGCATACCATTTTTCTAAAGTTCGAAGTTCTTGTATTAAACCTATGAATTTAACTACTTCACTATCTGGTTGTGTTACTTTTAATTCATCGTATATTCTATTTAAATCTTCTTTACCTGTACCTGGTACATTTAAATTATATTTATTAATTAATATTTCTTTTATCTTGGCATGTTGTCCTATGTTTAATTTACCACCAACAAGTACATATAATTTATCACGTTGTTCTTTTAGATACTGTGCTAAATCTTTTGTTACTTGTCTAACATATTCTTCATCTATTTGAAAACCGCAAGCTTCCATACGTACTAATGCAGGTATTAATTCTTCTTCATACTTTAAAGCTTTCTCATTCTGTCTAGCTATAATAGCTGGCATGCATTGATTATATACTTCCATAGTCCAGACTATATCATACATTGCATACTCAGTTGTTTTAGCTCTATTAAGTAAGTTGTATGGAATATCATCTGATTCAACTCTACCAGTAGTCATATTATTTCTAATAGCTTCTGGTATTTTTTCATACCAATTTAGATATGCTGTTCGAATTGGTTCTTCTAATGTATCGACAGAATGTAATACATCTTTAAAATAATCGTCAATATAAGATACAGTCCATTTCTTATCTATTTTATAAAGCGTGTCTTTTAGAGTTCTATTGAACATTTTAGACATCTGAGTACGTTCTTCTTTTACTAAACGTTCATGATCTTTAGCAGTTTTATCTATATATTTAGTTGCATACTCTTTAAGTCCTAGTGGTGGTCCTCCGTTTTCTGGGGTTAATGCATTATGTGCAAGACGTATAAGTATCATAGTGTCTATGTAATGTATTTCATCAGGTGTTGTAATGCCTATATTATTAAGCATATGTATATCATACTTAATATTATGTCCACACAAACCTTTATCTTTACCCATACATACTATAGACATTGCCATATTTTTAAATACAGTTTCATTTATATCTATGTCTGCACAGTATATATAAGCTGTATCACCTACTTGATAACCCCAAGGTAGTAAGAAAGGTGTATCGTATTTTATATTAAGTCCAGTTGTTTCTGTATCGAAAAATATAATAGCACCTTTCTCTTTGAATGTACGTTTATGATAATCTTTGATAGCTTGTACCACATCATCAATTACTTTTATTTCTTTTGTTTCTATATGTTTTATACTACGCATCTGTTTCACCTACCCTGTGTATATTACCAGCTCTATTTATTTTAGACATACCTAATCTAAATCTTTGAGTTGGTATTATTGTATAACCCTCGTACTGTACAAATAGTCCTTGAGTTAAACGTTGCATAAACAAATTATAATCATCTTGATTAAGACCTGTTGCTGCCATTAAGTTTTGTTTATTAGTTGTACTTAATCTTTCTAATTGTAAAAGCATACTTGCATTTTGATTATATAGTTCTTGTAATAATTGAACACCATCTTCATCAATCGTATTGTATAACTTTTCCATAGCTACGTATTCACGTAACTTAAATGTTGGATTATCATAACAACTAATTAAATACTTTATAGCTGCATCAACATGTTCTGTTGTTACAACTATTTTTTCATATGTAGAATCAGTTGATACTAAATAACCTGCTATTGCTATTGCAAGTCTTGATACTTTCTTCCAAGCTTCTGTACCAAATATTTTTATATGACAATCATATTCTTTATTTAGTTCATTGCACTTTTGAATTATATATCGACCTACATCAGTAGTTATTAATACTTGATCTACATTCCTACTCCATATCCATCTGATTCTAGTTTGATATGCTTCTTCTTCGAATGGTGTTTCAGGTTCCCAGAATGGATTTATTTCTTTAGCACCTGTATCACCTAAGATTAACATTAAATCATATCTAGCTATATCTTCAGGTGTACCTATTAATTCAATTAAAATATCAATACCGTTGGGATATGAATTAATTGGTTTTATTTTATGGGTAGTATTCTTTACATTAGTTAATGAAATCATTCTAACTAATGCTGGTAATGTTAATGTACCACTTACACGTGCTATTCTAACTTGTCCACTACTTCGTATGTCTGTTAATTCTTTGACAAGATTACTATTGCATTTTGCTAATTCTTCAAAAATTACTAGACCTCTGTGGTTCATAGGTATAAGTCCTGCACGTGTTTGATATGAACCATTAACTTTTGTACTACCTCCGATAACACCTGGAATTGTTGCACTGTTTCCTGCTAGAGATGTAAATGCACCTAGTTTATATAATCGCTGTAGGGCTTCAGCTGTAGATGATTTACCTACTCTTGATTCAGCTACGATTAATGTATCTAAATAACCTCTTACATTTTTAAATGAACCGAAGTTAAATTCTAATGCTGTATGATAACTTAAATCAATAGCTTTGATTAGATTATTATAACCGTCATAACCAATATAAGCTTTAGCCATTTCAGTTAACTTATCTAATCTTTCTTCAACAGTACCTTCCATATTTTTAAATTTATCTAATTGAGCTTTTACTTCATCTGTTATTTTAAAATTCGAAATACTATCACAAGCTTCTTCCGCATCTAGTACAACCATTATTAATTGTTGTCCTTTATACGGATGAGGTACTAGCTTGTATGTTATTAAATATTTCTTTCCACTTTCTAATCTTTTCTTTAGAACATAAGCAGTGAATTCCATTGTTGCAATACTCTTTGATGTAGCTTCAAATAAATCTGTAACACTACATTCATATACAGTATCTTTAGTTGGTTTCTCTACTTTAATATCTTTTTCATATTTAGATATATGTAGTATCTCACGTATATTGTCTCTTATTTCTGCTTCTGTAAAATTATTATCTACAAGTTTAAGAATGTCCTGACAATTTTCTTCTGATAATTCCCAGCTACGTTCTTCACCTATATGCATTTGGTCTCCCTTTTTATCTCCAGTTACATTAACTTTTTTTGCATAGATAGTTGTTGGAACTGGCATTGCTTTTTCAAATGTGGCTACAACCTGTATATTAGATTGTACTACTCTATTTATATACTGTGGTTTTGATGCATCTATTAATGTAATGAGTGGTCGTTGTCTTAATTTCTCTACACGTGCTTCATCAGCTGTAAATGCTGGTGTACTCTTTATATAGTTTTGTAGCATTTCAGCTGTGCCTTTATACTTTGTAAAGAAATCTGTTATGTCTTCACCATGTTCCTTACAAATCTCATGGAAGTTAGTAACTACTCTAACTTCATTTACTATTGGTTGTAAGTAAGCAGCAAGAGCTTTAGCTCCTGTTATACCTGCTTCATCATTGTCGTAACATATAGCTACTCTATGATCCTTGAACATGTTTATTATTTTAGGTAAAGCTTTTTCTCCACCTGTAAGTGTTATAGCGTTGAAGCCATGACTTCTAGCGACAGCCATATCTTTTTCACCTGCACAAAGTATTGTCCAACGATGAGCATCTGTCTCTCGCCATATATCGAAAGGAATGATTAGACCTGTTGTCGTACCAATACGACTACGTATTTTATTAGCTCTATCTTGTGGACGATAACTTCTTACATCTACAAGCTTGCCATACATAAATACAGGAAAAGCTATTTCATCTCCGAACTCAGACTTTAACTGTAGTTCTTCAATTACTTTATCACTTATACCTAAATCATTACAACGTTTCTTAAACTCACTACTTATAGTTCTATCTACTGACCATGTATATTTATCTTCTTTAGATGCATATAGTTTTGAAATCTTAATAGCTGATTCATATGAACAACCTAAGATTTTTGCTATGAATGATATTTCAGATAATCCTTCATCGCATACCTTACAATGGAATAAACCTTTATCCAAGTTAATATGTGCACTTGGTCTTGTTTCTTTATACTCTATACCTGACTCGGTATGATGAGGAAACGGACAACAAACTGCCGTCTCCGTTTTTTCAAAATCATACTCGTCGAAGAAATATTCGAAGAAACTTTTCATTAGAAATCATTATCGTTTACAACAGAGAATGGATCTGCTTCAAGTGCTTCATTAACTTCTGGGTCGATTGTTACTTCAGTTACGCTTTCTTCTAAAGCTTGGCTTTCTGAACTAGATACAGTTACTTCACTAGGATTATAAATTCCTTCATGGTCTCCACTGTAATCTAATGCACCGTAACCTCTATCATTAACTACTACATCAATAACAACTTTCTTACCTTTAATAACTCTACGTACATCGTCTAGAGTTCCTTCTCCTTCTAATTTAATACCACATGCTTTAAGTAGTCTACTTAATTTATATTGCAAGAATGGTTTATCACTATCAAAATAGTTTTCATTAACAAAGCCATTACTTGTTTTAAATGATACATTTAAATATTTAGTACCTGGTGTTGTTTTACTTTCAACTATCTTTGCATCAAAGATATCAGCTGTGTATCTACCATCTACAATATTACTTTGATTAGGTTTACTATCTGGTAATTTGTCAAATGCTAACATTATTTTTCACCTCCATTTTCTATATTAATAATGTCTTTAAGTACTTTTAATTTACGTTCGTAATAAGAAACAATGTGATTTAAATCTGTTATCTTTTTACTATAATATTCAGTTAATTCTTTCATTGAATCTTCATTACGTTTTTTCATTTCTTCTATTGTATGTTCATAATTTTCAGAAGCTTGCTTATGTGATTCAATAATACCAATAAGTTCTTCTTTAGTTAGTTCATTATAATCTATGTTGTTTGCTTCTAATTTCTCAACATTTTCTTTATTTTCTAATACATCTATTGTATCAAATCCTGTCATACTAATTCTCCTATTCTTCAGTCATTTTAATATAAAGTTCTTTAATAACTTCAAGTGGTAATTCTTCTATTTTTTCTGGATGACCACTAGCATCCTTTAATGATTTCCATACACTCTTACGTGCTGGTGTTGTACAGTATGCTTTAACTGCTTCAATGTATCTTTGTTTTTGTTCAGCAAAGATTACTTCTGGGTCTACACCTTCTTCTAGATAAGTACGAAGTTGTTCTAAAAGTTCTTTAGTTACTTCATAATCTTCTCCAGTTCTAAGAATTGCATATCTAGATTTAAGTACAGTTACAACTGGATTAGTTCCATCCATATTACCTGGGGATACCATTCGAAGTACTAAGTCTGGTTCATACTTTAATCCATCTTGTTGAATTTGTTGTTCACCTAAAGATACAACTTTGTTCTTACCTTTAGTTTCATCAAACTCTAAACCAAACTTTTCTTTTAAACGTACAGTAGTAATGATGTGAGCTTTATCACTTCTAACTATATCAGTTAGTAATTGTTTCTCACGTCTATTATCATCTGTACCCCAGCTACGATAGTTATCTAAACCTGCTGCTTGTGCTTTGGCTACTGAATCAAGTAAGCCACCTTTACCATTCCACATGTGTGAAATAGAATCCATGATTACTACTTCTGCTCCATCTTTAATTGCTTCTTCTCTTAAAGCTAAGTATTTACTTGGTGCAAATCCTTCAGCTAAAGTTAAATCTACTTTATTAAATTCACCGAATGCATCACCTGTATTCATCTTAACACCTTGGAATAAATCTAAAGATTTATTTTCAGTATCGATAGCGTAAACTTTATCCCAGTCTCCAGCAAGTGCACGACCGATTAATAAAGCTAAACCTGATTTACCAGAACCTTGTAATCCTTCGATCATTATTGAAGCTTTTAATTTTTGTCTAGCTGCTTTACGAAATTTATTTTCCATGTTCTCACCTCCTTTAATAATCTATTCATTATACGTTGCCGCATTTACTGCATCTTCTTGTACATGGCTGCTTAAGAATGTAATCTTATCTGCTATTAATAAGTTATCTACGTCTATATCAAACTTACCATGTACGCCAACTAAATCTTCAGGTTTCATGTATTCTCTACATCTTTTAGCGATGTTATCAGATACTTTAATATCAAGTATCTTTGTATCAGTTGGTACATTACCTATGATTTTAACTTGTAGGATATTATTTATAATACTTTGTACACGTCCTACTATCATAAATTGATTTAACATTAATCATCACTCCATTCTAATTCTACAATACCCTTTTTAATTAACTCAATTAATTCTTTGTTATTAGTTTTATTTAAAAAATCAACTAAGTCTTCCATATTCTTTGGTTTTACATCTTTCATTATAAGCATTAATAAACAAGTATAGTCCTCATAAAATAATAAATCCATTGGTTTTAAATTACGTATTGTACCAGGAACTATCTTGTTATAATATGCTCTTTGATTAAAATGTTCTTTATTCTTTTGTATTTTTTCTTCTGGTAAATCACAACGGAACGCACGGCACACAGCAGGGCGTACGGGATATATGTTACACTTATGTTCAAATCTATCATGAAAACAACAATCTAAATAAAAGTTATTACCATCTTGTAATGGTATTGGCTTTATATTATTTTTCTTAATATATCTTTTAATGTTCTCATATTCTGTTTTAGTTATTGGTAACCAAGGTATACAACAATTACCACAATTAGAACATTTATTATTACATGTAAAATCAGTTATTGTTTTCATATTATTTCCTTGTTTCTTTTATATACTTTATATAGTTATTAACTATATCTACTTCACTAGCATTTGTTGCTAACATCTTAAGAATGTTTTCTTCATATGAATCTTTCATAACTAGATCAATAATCAAGTGACCTCTATTTATTTTATCTTTAGTTGTTGCAACGAATCTATCTTCAGCCTGCATTATATCTCCAACTGGTGGATATTTATCTGTGAATATTAATACATCAGCTGAGTCTAATGTTATACCTTCTTTACCTGCTTTTATATTTACTAACAACAAGTTGGTATCTTTTTCTTGAAACTCTTTTATTATTTTATTTCGTTCTGCTTTAGGTGTTTCACCTATAATAAAGTTATTACAATTAAGTTCTCTACCTAAAACTTTTAACCAACTAGTAAAGTTACTAAATATAACTACTTTCTTTTCTGGATAATCTTCTAAATATTTTTTAATCCATTCTACTTTTGGTGATTTACCTTTTAAATCTAGTAGTTCAGGTGACAATAACAGTTCTCTAATCTTTATAAGTTTAGCTAATATGTTAATTGCATCTACATTAGTTCCAGTTATTTCAAAAGTATCATTAAGTTCTTGTATATATTTTTCTTGTTCTGTAGTTTGAGGTAGTTTAATTACTTCTTTATCTTTAGCTGGTAACCATTCCATAACACTTGAACGTACACGACGGGTAGCAATAGCACCTAAGAACTCTTGTAGTTCTTTATCTTTACCAGGTTTAAATCCACCTATAACTTTATACTTACCTGCTGCATTGTATTCTTCATACTGTGTAAAATAGTAATCTATAAATCTCCAGTAACCTGTGAATATTTTAGGATAAAGCCAATGAAGTATACTAAATATTTCATGTTGTTTACCTGGTGCTGGTGTACCTGTTAATGCTAATTTATTAGGTATACCTTTTAAACTAAATAAAGCTTCTGCTTGTTTTGATTTATGATTTTTAATTCTATGTGCTTCATCTAATATGACACCTTGTATATCTTTATGCTTCTTTATAAGTGCTAGGTCTCCTGTTATTTGAAGTTCTGTTATACATCCGTCTTCATCTTTTTTAGTTCTTGTTGTTTCTCTTAAACATTCATAACTAATTATAAGTGCACCATACTTCCAAGACTCTATAATCTTTTTTCTTTTAGCTGCTGTACCATCTACAACTATAGCAGGTAATCCTTCAAACCACCACTTGTTACACTCATTAGCCCAAGTATATAAAGTAGAAGCTGGTGCTATAATTAATAACTTAATTATATTCTTAGCTTTCATTACACTTAATGCTGTTGGTGTTTTACCAGTTCGTTGTTCATTAAAACAACCTGCATTCTTTCTAGCTTTTAGAAATAGTACATCATCTACTTGATATGGTCTTAAGTTTTTAAATGATTCAAATTTAGGTAAAGTCGTATCTTTCTTTTGTTGTTCTAAAAGTATTGACGCTCTAACTGTATCAGGTACTTTTATTCTTTTTAATAATGTATCAGTTACAGGAAATACTTCTTCTTTTAATTCTTTACCAGTACCTAAACCAAGTTTACTATCATTCGTTAGATATCGTAGTGGTGTTATCTTCGGCATTTTCTAACCTCCTAACATTTGGTGCATGTTGTTCTTGTTCATTCAAAGGTATCTGTGTATATATAAATACAGGTCCTTCTTTTATATCTGATTGTTTAGTCTGATTTAAAAGAGTATTAAGTAACTGTGCTTGTCCTGTATTCTTATTTGTTTCGATATCTTTTAACATCAAAGCTACTTTAGATTTCTTTATTAAATCTAATTCTTCATTAAGTACAGTTGATACTCTTATATCTGTAATAAACTTTTTCCATTCTATTGGTGTCATGTCTGTTGCATCAGCAAGTTCATAATGTGACATGAATAAAGCTCGACGACCAATAGTATTAAAGTGTTCTTGCATTTCTTTTAAATCATTTTCATTATCTTTAAATTGTATATCTAATATCTTACTCATAATTTCTGGATCCTATCTAATGTAATCATAAACTTTTTAAGTTCCTCAAATTCTTTTTCATTAAGTGCTGGTTTTATATCATCAGGATTATATATTTGGGGATGTTCAAGTGCATATTGATAATTAGATGTTTGGCTACTTTGAGACATGTTATAATGTGCGATTACATATCTCACAGACACACCTAATTTTTTACAGATGTATGCAATTTCTGCACGTACTGGTGTAAACCTTACATCATGTTCACGTATTTGTTTTATTAATCTTTTAATAAATCCTGAATCAACATTACCTAAATAACATATTGCTTCTATAATACCTAGTACATTGATGTCATAATTGAACTTAGACATTAAGTTTAATATGAAAAAGTAAAACTTAATTTCTAAATAACGTTCTTTCATATTAATACTTTACTACATTGAATGCGAATGCATCTGTGAATATCATAGTATCACAGCTTTGTTTACGTACTAAGTTTATAAAATTAGCTACAGTAAATGCTGCTGTTGATACAACAGTTGGTGCTACTGATAAAGTTGTACCACATGCTGATACAGGTGTAGCTTCTTTAGCTTCTTCATCTGAGAAGTCCATTGTATTTATAAATGTAACTTTTTGTTTTGAGTTACTCCAATCTGCTGCATAACTTTGTGCATCTTCAAGTCTCATACGACAATCAAACATTGCTTTAATCTTATCATTTGTTTGATTAGCTGATGCTATTTTATAACGAAGTTCTATGCTGTCTACATTTAAGAATACATAGCCACTTAATACTTGGTCTTTGTATTCTCCATGTTTGATAACTGTTAAGTTAGGATTAATTAATTTTAAGATTTGTTCTAGTGCATCTGTTTTCTTCATACCTATTTGTCTTGCAAAGTATAATTGATTAGTTATATTCTTTGGTTCAACTGTATCCATATCCCAGATATGAATTGTTTCAATACCTAATCTAACTAATAGTTCTGCAACTCTTGAACCCATTGCACCTATACCTATTACATGTATTGCTCCTTTAACATCATTAATAGGGTTAAAGTATTCTAATGATTTAGATAAATCCATATTACTTACCACCTTTCTTTTTAGCTTTGTTAACTTTTTTAGCTGCACGTCTTAATTCTTTATCTTCTTGTTTATTTACATAACCACAAACATCTTCATTCCATACTAGTTCTTCACCTGTATCTCCATCGTATGCTTTACCATGTGTATACTTACTTGGATAATCATAGTCATACTCATAATCATAATCATCTTTCCAGAATGATTTACTGTACTTACCTTCCCACTCACTGTTAATTAATGATCCTTGTGATGAGCCTGTATAAGATGTTGCAACTGGTCTAGATACTTTTTCTTTTATTATTGAATACCAATCATCAATAGGTACACCGTCATCTTGAATAACTGTGATAGGTAAATCAGTATAAACAACGTTATGTTCTATATCATAGAACCTTACATACATTGAATTAGCTTTGTTATTAATACAGATTATAAAGTAATCTCTTACTTGTGTAAGTATGTCTTGATAAAACTTTTCATCTACACCCGATGGACCAGTTGACATATTAACATGTGAGTGTCCATGAAATCTTTTATGATTAACTTGTTCTGTTGTTAAACTAAGTTCAAACTCAAACATCTTATCTTCATCTTGTTCACATGTTGCACCTGTTACTTTTTGTGGATAAACAATAATGTCTTCAATTAAATATGTATTAGGTAAACCATCTACTTTATTTACAATACCATACCAACCAATTTCTGTTGAAGTTTCAAGTACTAATGTACGCATCTTAACATATGCTTCACAAGTTATGAATATACTTGGTGTAATTATTTGTTGGTTATCAAGGTATTCATTTAATATTTCAGTTACATCTACACTTATATCTACTTTAGATGTATTCATAAATATAGTTGTATCATATTTTTCTAATAACTTTGTTCTAACTATATCACGAACAGGTTCTAAATTAATAAGTTGTCTTTTCATTATTCTTCATCCTCCTCATAGTTGTCATCATCATTATCATCATAATCGTCATTATTATCATCGTCATTAGCATCGTAGTTATCCTCATCAAAGATATCTCTTACATCTAAATCAACAGCTCTGTTAACTGTTGTTCCATTCATATATAATTCTCTGAATGAATGTAAGTTACCTTCTTCATCTTCGATAGCTTTAGTATCTAATAATAAATCGTTGTTGTTATAATCATGTGGGTCCATACCTGGATGATTTATACAACGTTCTATACCATTTATAAAGTTATTTATTACTGGACTATCTGCGAAATTGATAGCACCCGTAGCTTGTATTGCTACATTAGCAAATCCAAACAAATCTCCAGCGGTCAAAGTCTTAACTAATTCTGTACTATAACCACCGATACAACTAAAGTATTGATAATGTGGATTAAAGAATGCATTGTTTTCTTTTAACCAATCAAAATTCATGCGACCAGGTGCTTGGAATTGTGGTCTATCAGTTAGATAGAACCTAAACATTGCTGCCAAATACAATTTATATTTTTGTTCTACAAAAACATCAGTGAAGAACGCACGGATTTTTGGATTTTCTATATTATGTAACATACAACGTACAATTTCTGGGTCGAAGTCAGCTAACTTTGTGCGTGTTGTTAAATAAATAGCATTAGTTCCTCTATCAAAATGCATATCATGTATACCTTCTAAAGTGTTAGTTAATTTATAACCTTCTAAGAATGTGTCTTTACTTTCTTCAATATTTTTAAATAGTATCTGTAATTCACGATGTTGATTAAGTGATTCATTATATTGTTGTAAGTAATTACTTGCATTACGTTCTACTTCATTAATCCTACGCTCTATGTTATATACTCTTGCTTGCATTATACTTGCTAATTCTTGTTCAGCAAGAAGTGTATCTACGTCCATTGTAAATGTATCGTAATTTAATGAATCTGTAAATAAAGTTTGAGCTTTACTATTAAGTACATGTTTAAGTGCTGATCTTCTAACTAATTCTTCATAGAATAATTTAGCTCTTTCTGGTAATGCTTCTTTTAAATCTGGATATAATTCAGGTAGTGCACCTGCTAACATGTACACATCATCAGCACGTCGGTCATAAATGTTTTGTGCAACTACAACTAAATGTTTAACTCTAGATTTAAAAAGTTTAACGAACATACCTGTAACAGGTGTCATGTTAGTCTCATTATATCTAGCATTATATTGTTCAGCATACTTATTACAGATGTCTTGAGCTTTAGTATTTGCAACGTTTGTAAACAAACCTGTCTCATTAATTAATTCTGTTATTTCATCTAAGTTACTTGTATAACATTGAATAATATGTAACTCTTTATTATCTAATTCTTCAAAGTTAATACTCTCTAATTTTTCTTTGAGTGTTACTTTCATTTCATCTGTATTCATAAGATAAGTTCTAGGCTTTATCTTAAAACCAGATAACAAATAAGGAACAAATAAATAACCTATATCGAAAGCTTGAATGTATGGTCTTATTGGATAAGTTCTTTCTGTTTCATCTTTAATTGGATAATATATATTAATATATCTAGAAGCAAGACCACTATTAAAAAATCTAATAGGTTCCCAAAGTTGATAATCTAATCTATTATATTTATCTGTTAAATTTAAATTAATCATATAACCTCCTATTATAAACTATAAAAATAGGGGTGCTCGAATGAACACCCCTTTAAATCTTAAGCATTTGCTGCTTTAACTACAGCAATTAAACTACATCTTTCAGTAACGTTCATGTCTGCTAATGTTTTATCCATATCGCCTGGTTTTAAACTAGCTCCATCCATCATGATTTGTGCAACTGTATAGTCAACATTGTTGTCTTCTAAAATTGTACGAATAGATGTTGATGGTGCATAGTTCTTTTCAGAACGTTCTGTTGTAGTACCTACTATAACTCTAATCATTTTGTTTTCTCCTTTCAATGTTTCAAATCAATTTAGCTATTAATCTAAGAATTCAATATCATTTGCATAATCTGGTAATTCACAATTATCTACAGCTTCTTCAATTACATTAATCTTTGTTAAGATAGCAGTAATTAAATTACAAACTTTAGATTCTCTAGTTTCTTTATCTTCAATAGATAAAATTTCTTCTGGGATCATACCAAGTGTTTTACCACCTTTGAAGATAGCACCGTAACGACTGAATGTATTGCAGTCTCCTTTAGCTACTTGGAATAATAATTCTCCATCCTCGTCAACTAATTTAAGTGTAGCTGGTGCAAGTGCTAACACTTTTTCTAATGTTTCATCTGTTAAAATTTCAGATGAGATGCTGATACGATCAGCTAGTACCTTTACTTTTGCCATGTTTTATCGGCTCCTTTCTTTTTCTATATTAAACTGTTAAGGTTAAACAGTTAATACCTAATCTATAACACACGCTTGTCGTAAGCGACAAGCAAAAAATAATAATCAAGGTGCTGTAGCACCACCTTGCAAATGGTTCTTATCTTTTCGTCATTAGTTACATTTTTTTTAATTAAACGAATACTGCATACTCATATAGTTCTAAAGGTAGCTAATCAACCTTAATTAAGACTCACTCTCTTGTTTGCTTCGCGGTTAACAAGATTTAAAACTTAAGGTTGATTGCCCCACGCTACAGTTTTTGGTGCCTGTTTAACAGGCATATAAGAGAACTTGCAGTAGCTCAAGTTCGATTACTAAAAATTACATAGTTTTTTTGTTAAGAAAACATTTTTGATTTACTACAAGTATAAGATAATACTCATAACTTTCTCACATAATTTTTATATAAAGTAAGGTTTTTACACATCAACAATATATAGAAATTTTTTATTATTCCCATTTATAATCATATCAAATTTTCTAAATTTCAACACTAAACATTGAAAGTATATAGCTGCTACTGTTTAAACTACATTGGTGAGGGCTTGAGTCACAGGCTCGACTATACCTAAACGCTTAGAGTACGTCACCCTCATAAGTCATGGCTATGAAGTAGCCATGTATAAAAATAGAAAAAGAAAATAAGGGTAGTATTAGTTGTTATCTACATAACACTTTATAGCAGGTATCAAAACTTTTGCTGTAACAGTGTTGTCACCCGTCTTAAAATTATAATGTAGAAAATTTGAAAGTTCAGCTACACTAACTTCTTCTAATATCTTACCTATATAAAAACGAATGTTACGTTCAACTGCCCAAGGTGTTAAGTTAAATTCTTTAGCAAGTTCTTTATATAGTTCAGTTATTGCAATGATTTTATTTAGATCATAAAGTTCTATAGCTTTACTCAAAATTAAACAACCTGAACATTCTGCATGTCCAAAATTTTCAAATAAAAACTTATAATAAGTATTTACTTTGTTTGGTTTTGCCACGTTATGTTACCTCCTATCTAATACAATCTAATTGTATCAAAGATTTTAACTAATGTCAATACCAAATTATTTTTTTTATTCACGCAGCGGTGTCGCAAGCGACAACGCAGAAAAGTAGAAGACTACGCATTTTGATATGCATAGTCCTCTAAATAATTTTCATTTCCAAATGATATGGTGTCAAACATCTTTTCTTCAGTTGGTAAATAACCTAAGATATCTCTTGAGTATTCAATATCATTATCTAGATACCATTTGATAGATTGATAAGCTCTAAGTTTATCTTCCATCTCATAGTTTGGATCGTGAGATATCTGAATATCATAAAGTGGTGCATAAGTTTCAATAATCTTATCTAAATCTTCAGGTATTTTATCTTCAGTATATGCAAGTAACATTTTAATTGGTTTTTCTTTGCGGTTTTGTTCAACTTCTTCAAAGTAATCTGCACGTTTTGATTTATAATCTAATAAAACTGGGTGGTCAACAGTCACACGTCTTTTAGTATTTAAATCTGTGTAACTGTAAGTCCAATCTGTAATATCTCTAAGGTTATAAGTCTTACCTTTATAAAGTATTGTAATTTTCGATTTAACTTTTCTATAAAGTAACCTAGTTATTGTATCGATTGTGCTTTTATATAGCGTATCAAGTAAGAATCCAACGGATTCTCCATTTCTTATATGGTATTCTTCGTAGCCATAATAAACTTCATAGCCTTTATCTTCATAAGTTTCAATTTGTATTGGTTTTAATTTGTATTCTGATATTACTTTCATTCCTAATTTCCTCTTTCTAAATAATTATACAGAAGACCTAGTTAAGCTACTAGGTCAACTGCATCTTCTTCAACAACTGGTTTAGCTTCGTGAAATGCTACATTCATTCTGTTAAATTCAGTGTTGTAACTAAACCAAACTTTAATTGGTGTAGTCTTTGCAAGATTTAATAAATCTTCTAATGTAATTTCTACATCTGTTTTACCTAATTGGTTTGCAAATGTACTCATTACGTAATCTACTTGAGATGGAAAAATACAATAAGTATAATCTCTGTCATCTAATTTTAAGATAACTTCTACATATCCTCCTTTTTCGTTCTCAATTTCTTTGAAGCTCTTAACAGTGGCTTCTTTCATACCTGTTAATGTAGGTAACTTTTTTGTAGCTAATAGACTCATTCTAATCATTCCTTTCTTTTTTAGTCTACTTATAAGACTTATTTTCACATAAGCCTTTCAGGAACTGGAAGGCTGGAAGTATAACTACTCCTAGTATTCTAATCCCTGAATGACCTACGTCATCCTGATTCTAGTCACCTGCCTGCACCACCTGAGCTTATCTTGGTACTGCGTATACATACACACACTAGATTTTAAATATATAATTTTCAAAGAACTAATTTTTTTCTGTAATTACACCCGTAGGGCGACCGCGGGTTCTGGAACGCAGCTGCGAATTATTTTTTACAAGCGAAGTGGAACGTATGTGGAACGAAGCGAGACGCCGTAGGGCAGGAAAAATAATGAGTAGCGGAGAGTAAGAACTTGTGGTAGGCTTAGCTGTAATTACGGAAAAATAGTTCGATATGTATGTTGAATATCTGTGATATGTGTACGCCGTTTTACAAGGTTAGTAACGCGTGCATCTGGCTAGTAAAAAACCAAGGCTCAGCTAACATATCTACACATACAGTGTCATTCTGCAGTCTTGTCGAAGCGTCAAATCGTAGTCGCTCTAATGCACTTTCGACCATCGATTGGATTCTTCTCGAGTGGCGACAAAATGTGATAAAATTATGGTTTGGTTTACATTTGGTTTACGAAATTGTGGAAAAGTGGAAAACTTTGAAAACTTTTTTGTAACTAAAATAGAAAATTAAAAAAGTGAAAAAACGATACGATTTTCGTATACAAACAAATGTTCAGTTCGACATAGTACGGAGTTTCATGTCGGATTCATACGGTTTTCGTATCGGATTTGCGTTTTTTGAAAATTTTTTTTGAACGAGGTCAAAGTTTTGGAAGTTTACATTTGGTTTGTAAATTTACAAAAGTTTACACTTTTTATCTCTATTTTTTATTTTATTTTTTATTATTTATTATTATTTATTATTATTATTATATAACTATATATATATATATATATATATATATATAGGGAACATATGTTCGTGTGAGACTATGTGAGGGGGGGGGTGCTTATAGAGTTATACTTGATAGAAGAATTGGGTGGAGATGGAGGGCTGGGTGAAATTAGCATATGGCTTCCATAAGGATAAGGTAGGCGTGGAATCCGTCTACCTTTATTCTCTTTTTCTAGTACTTTACAACTTTTAGTTTTAGACCATATTGCTTAGCAAGGTTTATCATGTGCATTGTGCCTCTGGATTGTCCATCCCAGAATGTAATGCATGCGTCTGCATATTTAGCCATTTGTTCGTTACGTATATAACCTGCAGCTTTACCATATAAGTTCCAGTTAGCTGGGAATCTTTTAATACTTAGATTGTGGCTATGTGCATAACGTTCACCTAATTGGTCTGCACCATAAGCAGTACCTGATACTATTTCTATATCAGTTCTACCTTTAAAGATTGTATCCAGTACAGTTTCTAGATACTTATAATCTTGGAAGCCACGACTTCCTGCTACGATAACTTTAAGCATTCTTTTACCTCCTTTCTAGATTTGATAAGGCAGTTTACTCTGCCATGTCTTTATATCCACAATAAGCCTATTGGAAATTTACGTGTATCTGATTCTAAATTTGAATCTAATTGTTTTTCCATAAACTCCATAAGTAATTCTTCACGTTTTGCGATATATACTGTATCTGTATAATCACACATATCTGCTTGTTCATCTGGATCCATAAGTTCCATAGGGTCTATATTTCCATATGCTTCTATATATTTTTCATCAGCATATTCTGATGCTTTCATTTCAATATCTTTTACTATAGATCTACTATCTTTTAGATATATATAAGTTATATGTATGCTTATACTAGGATCTTCATTTGAAGACTTGTTCTCATATAACTGCCAAATTACTAACATTTTATTCTTATAATTATAATACTTTGCATTAGGACTTGTACCATTTGCTTTAATATCAGATCCCCAAGATTCTGATACATGCTTATCACTAGTTACTTCTAATCTACTACCTATATACTCAATTAATCCAGGATTAATACTACAATGTATATGTATAGATTTTGTATATTGAATATACCTAGTATTATCATTTAAACTTTCTATAGTCATAGTATTATTCACCTCCTTTCTTGTCTGATTCTTTTTTGATTTCCTCATTAGCATCTATAATATAATCTTTGAGTACTCTTTCAACTTCTGCTTTAATTGCATCATATATTTGTTTACTTTGATTTTCCATGTTTGATACTTCTTTTCTTGGTAGTTCACTTGGATGTATATCCTTTTTACCATATACTTGATTTATTAGATATTCTTTCTTTAGTTTGTCATATCTGTGTTTTTCTACCATTCCGACTATTGTATAAGCTTCTTTTATCTTATCGAAGTTTGGTTGTTTCTTTAGATACTCTAGAAAGTCTTCTAGTTTATCTTTTTCCATATGTTGTTTATACTTTTTATTGTAATTACATATGTGTCCATTCATATTGTAGAATGAGTTCTTTATTGTTTCATACATAAGACTATTGTTGTCCTCCTTTCTTTCAGTGTTTGATATAGTAGTTTCTTCTACTTGAGTTTTCTTTATAGTCTTTATCTCTTTAGACTTTTTGTTTAATGTAGTCATTTCTATTTCCTCCTTTACTACATTCAGGGTTCTTAAATTGTTTTGACCCTGGGTCGGCATTGAATTTTTGTTAGCCTCGACCGTGGAGAGGATATACTCCGTAACACACGTGTGTGTGTTTAATAATCTATAAAATCATTTTCCGTATCTATAAAATCATTTCCACTTCTTATAAAATCATTCTAATCTACCAAAATCACCCTACCATCCCCAAAAACCATTTTCAAAATAAACCATCTATGATACAATATCCTTGGAGGTAACTATGAAAGAACTTATATTAATTACAAAACCAGATTCAGAATCAGATTCAAATTCTAATCAAATCGGTATTCGCCTAGATCCGTCTTTAACTACATCTCTTGCTATGCAGTTAGTAGGTACTCTAGCATTACACATCTTAAACTCGTCACTCAAAACAGTCTCTAAATCGATCAATGACCCGAATCGTCTAAATCAAAATCATCAAAAGTCAACAGCCTTAGAACGTAAGGCAGCGATTCAAGGAGTTAAAGACTCATTATATGACGCAGCGGACAACATATTTTCTACAGTTTTAGCTACGTTTGACCCAGATGCACCACGTAACTCAATAGATGAAGAAGCAATTCTTACACTAACAAATAAAGAAATTGAACGTAGGTATTCCTTATTATCAGATAAAGAAAAAGCATCTTATAATGCACACTACCAAGCACTAAGAGCATCTCTTATGAAGGATATTAAACATGAAAGAGAACAATCCAAATCCAACCAATCCGACATTTCTAACCAACCTGGAGAAGGCACGGAATCAGGTAGCACTTCTAAATAACCCAACTACCTACACTCATCAAGTGTCTGAATCTGCTATTCAGTTTGACTCAGATATTTCGAACCTAGATACCCACACCACTAATTCATCTAATCAACACTTTGACTTTAAACATTGTCCGAGATGTGGATCTCCACTTATTCCAGCTATTTCTATTTCAGGTAGTCCATCTACCGACTGGTTAACGTGTACAAATAAAACATGTAACACGTATGTAGATACGTATACACCGATGCCACATCAAGCCTCGGTCCACTTGGATTCTCATCGTATCTTAGGTAACTTCGGTTCCTATGGTACTGGAAAAACTAAAACCAGTGAAAAAGAAATTGAGAAACACATTTTCATTACACCAGATGCCAACATCTTATTAGGTGCGAATGTTACATCTCAGTACGAACAGACGCTTCTTAGAGACTTTGAGAAGTCACTACCAGCTGCATTCTTGGACAACCGCTCTGTACAAAAGGGCTACCTAGACTTTATTAACGGAGCACGTTTAATGTTACGACCGTTTGACGACCCAGATAAACTACGTTCAAATAACTACTCTTTAGTTGTTATGCTAGAAGCATCTGAGATTGAAGCAGATGCATTCCATCAACTTAAGACTCGTTTACGTAATACAGCTGCAACTTACACAGATTCAGACTCTAATCAAACATATGACTGGCGTAAACTGATTTGCGAATCAAACCCAGACCCTGGGTGGATTAGAACAGACGTACTTCTTGTTTCAGATACGATTACCCAGCACGGAAGATTTGCAAAAGAAGACTACACGAACCTCATTGACTATTTATCTATTGATAAATCTATTTCGTCTCATGTAGCTTCTACAGATGTTAATTACTATTTACCTAAAGATTACATTCAGGTAAACTCAAAGAACAAGCCAGACTGGTGGGTTAAGAGATTTCTTTATGGATCATTTGCATTTGCTGAAGGTTTAGTTTATCCTTCTGCAGTTAAATGCATAGTTCCAACACCTAGAGATTCTGAAGGTAAACCACTAACGCCAAGACATTTTCCACACTGGAAGATTTTAATAGCACACGACTACGGACTTATGGACGAAGCAACGTTTGTATTTGTAGCTATTGACCTACCTAGGAATAAAGCAATCGTATATAAAGTAGTTCATACGAACAATGCATCTTTAGAACAGCTAGCAAATCTGTTCAAAGAAAACATTAGGGACATTTCTTTTGGTCAGATGTACACAACACCGATCATTGACCCTAAAAATAACAAAAGAGATTACGATAAAAAGGACTTAATCTCGCACTATCAGGACTACGGTATTACTTTTAAGCCTGGATATATAAATGTTGAAGCTAGAATTATGCGACTTAATGACTACATAGAGTCAGGTGTATTAGAAATTTGGGATTGTTGTGACTTTCTTATCAAAGAAATTAAAGAATATAAGTTCAAACCTAAAACTTTAAATGAAAAAGAATCAGAAAATAAACCAATCGATGCCAGAAACCACGCAATTAACGCTCTTGAGTGGATAACAATGGAACTTCCAGCTAAACCAAATCGTCTATATCTAACAGGTTACGACGAATATGGACGTCCAATGACTGAGGAAGAAGAAAAAAGACGTAAAGCACGTGAAGAAAACTGGCAACTTGCTGACTCTACCGAATCAGATGCGTCTATCTACATAGGTAGAGGAGCTTTTGGAATACAGGGAGGTGACTTTTAAATGGAACTTATTGTTGGAATCTTGTTCGGCATGGCTTTTATGTTAGCTATAACAAAAGCACCGATACAAATTACGATAAAACATATTAATGATGAACAAAAAACAACATTAACTGATGAACAGTTAAGAGCTTTAGAGAAACAATTCTTCAAAAAAGACCCTGAACTTGACAATGAATACAAAAACATGGGGGTAAACATGGAAGAAATCAACGAAATTATGAAAGGGAGTGACAGATAATGTCTAATACTAACGATAAAAAGGTAGCAAAAGCTACAAAAGATTTGTATGGTTCGGACTTATTACCAGAGTGCATCAAATTAGAACACATTAAGGACCTAATTACCGACACAGAATCTAGATATACTAAAGTTTTGAAGCGAATGTACATCTTAGATGGAGCAGACCGTGGAAAATTGTGGGAAGTAGTTAACTCAAAGTTCCCACCGTACCAATTAACTCCAGATTCTAACTGGATAAACTACATAAAAGAAAATTTAGTTGCATCTATCTACACAACTGGACGTTATGCGGAGCTAATGCCGAAGTCTCCTGATGATGCACAGTTCACAGTCGAGTTTAATTCAGCTCTTTCTACAATTTGGGATGCAATTCGAGCTGAGAGATACCAAATAAAAGCAGGTGAACGTGCAGCTTTACTTAATTTAGGTATAACTCAAGTAGGTTGGAAAAAAACTTTAATAGGTGGAACTAAGAATCACTGGTATATGGGAGACCCAATACTTAAAAACATAGACCCAATGAAGTTCAGAAGGGATCCTTATGCAGATACGTTTGATAATGCAGAGTATTGTTACTACTATGACGAATATTCTCTACCACTTATCAAATCTAAGGAGCTTTATGCTGAACGTCTCGAGGAAATTGAGAGAGCTTTAGGTACTTTGAATGATGCAGGAGAACTATCTGAGACTTTTTATAAAGCAACTGATACACCTAAAGGTAATAGTTCTACATCAAACTACCATAAGCTTACATACTTCTACTATATGTACGTAGATAACACAGTTAAAGATAGAGACAAGACTCGTATTGCTGAAATTCACTTGTTAGATGAGAAGTATGTACTTTATTGCAACAAGGATTTGAAACCTAGAATGTTTCCGTTTGCACTTTTGTATTGCAACGACCCTGCTGATGACATAGTTGGTACATCGGAACCAGCTAAAATATTTCAATCTGATTTAACATATAACTTAATCAATTCAATCTATGCAACGTATGCTTATAAAGCACAACGTCCACCAAGATTTGTAAATGCTAACTCAGGTATTAACCTAAGACAGTTTGCAACTTATGGTAATGATGCAGATAAAACATTTGTTGTTAACACAGATGCATCTAAAGCTGTACATTATGCAGAGTTTCCGCAACTACCACCAGACATTATGAACTTTCGTATAGCACTAGGTGCAGATATTAAAGATTGTTCAGGAGTAGATGCGATTTATGCAGGTAAACAAACTAATTCAGTACAAACTACAGGTGGTGTAGATGCCCTTATGTCTACTGCTAGTCAACGTGATAATCAAAAAATATTCCAGTATGAGGAATATACAAAACGTTTGACCGAACTCGTAGTTAATAATATAATAGTATATGGAGATAAGAGAGAATATACAGTTACTGATCCGATAACTGGGACTGTTAAATCTGTTACTTTCGACTTTCCAAAGGTTGATGATGACATTCGCTTTAGATATTCATTGGATATCCAAACTTACTTACCTCGTAACAAAGCACGTCTTGCAGCTACAGCTAATATGCTTTTAGAAAAACAAGCACAGTATAAGCCAGACCCTGAAATTATTACTGTAGAAGAATGGTTATTAATGCAGGATATTCCATTTAAAGATTTATTATTCAAGCGTATGGGATTACAACGTAACACACATATAAGCGAAGAAGTTGCAAAAACTTTAGAAATGTTTGCCTCACTTGTCGAGGGTGGAATGGACCCAGATGTTGCTGTTGATAGAGTTGCTGAGCAGTTACAAGCTGACAGAACTCAAACTATGTTAGGTAACACTGCAGGTGCAGCAACAGCTGCTGACATAAACAGTCTTGTTGGTGGTACTCCACAAGCTGCTCAGATGGGTGAACAACCTGAAGCTACGCCAACAGAAATGCCGATGATGTAGAAAGGAGAATAGGGCTATGGAAAATGTAGTACACAAATTTCCAGATATCTTAGATGATACTTTAAACACTCCGTTATACTTGTTGCCTAAGACTGAAATCACTGAAGCACAATATAACATGATTAAAGAATATCTAGGTGTCTACGGACCAGGTCGTCAAGTTATAACAGAAGGCGAAAAATTCTATTTGTTATCTGACGAAGACAGTGAAGCTGCTTTAGAAAGAATTACTAAAGACTTAGCTGAAAAGGGACAAGAATTCCCTGCAGGAGCGTAGGGAATCTACGCTCTTTTTACTAACTAGAAAGGAGAATAGTTATGGCAATTAATAACTTTAATTCAACAATTATTAAAACTTTTTATAACAAAGAAAAACCATGGTTAGTTTTCAATGTATACACTGAACGTAAAGTTAAGGTTGTTCCAACAGCTGTTGTTCCAACTTACTTTGGTATACTCACAGATACTAAAGAAAACAAAACTGTTGAACATAGTGAACAAGTAGAAACTATCGAAGTTAATTGGCTTGAATTAAAACCAGAAACAAAAGCTGGTGTGCCTGCCGCAACAGTAAACGTCAATTTAGGTTTAGAGACATGGCAATTAAATCAACGTATTGTTAGTGATAAAGAAACAACGGCTCCTAAAGGACGCCCATATCATAATTTAATAGTATGGGCTTCAGGTGAAACAGGTGGCAGCTTTAGTTTACTTCCTGTGCTTAAAATGAACGGAGAAGATATAACAAACACTTGTTTAACAGTAGTAACTATAGGTGATGGATCTAGTACAGGTATTGGCACAAACAAAGGATTAATTTATTATTTAAGAATCGATATTCCAGAAGTAACAGGAGATATTGAGTTAACAAATGCTGGTAGCTTTAACGATGAATGGGACATTACACGTGTAGATAGCATAAATATAATACCTTGGTAGTTCATAAAATAGTCAACTTATGTTGACTATTTTTTATTTTTATAATACAATGTAATTGGATAAGCATAGGCTTCCACCTGCCGTAAGGTGTGTAGCTTATCTACCTCTGTGAACTCGGCGATCACTAGATAAGGAGGAAATAAATGCCAGAAGATTATCAAGCTATTTTTGACGGTTTAGGTATAGATACAACACAAGCTCCTAATAATCAAGGAACTGATGTAAATAATAACCAAGCCGACAATGCTGGAACTACTACAGATAATAGTGCTAATGCTACAGACAATCAAAATCAAAATGATAATGCTCAAGAGCAACAAGCTCAAGCACAGTCTCAAGCACAAGCTCAAGCTCAAGCACAACCAGACACAGTAGACCCAGCAGAGCAACGACGCAATGATGCGTTTGCTGCAATGCGTTCTGAAAACTCTAGTTATAAAAAATTAGTACAACATCTCATGAGGGGTGCTGGTTACACAGGAGCAGAAAAAGATTTTATTAAGCAACTCGAAGATGCTGCTTATAAACAAGAAGCTGCTAGACAAGGCAACCAGGTAAGCCCAGAAGTCTTGAGACGTATGGATGAACTAGAAACACAGAACAGAAGTATTTTGGAATCACGCAATAGAGAATTATTTATTGCGAATCTTAAATCACTACAAGATACTTTTAAATTATCCGAAAAAGATATAAAAGAATTTATTGATTTAGCAGCGTCAGAAAAAATTGATTTAACTGTTCCAGGTACAAACTTCAGAACTCTTTATCAAGGTTTATTCTTTGATAAACTTAAAGATAAAATGGTAGAAGAAGCTCGTCAAGAATGGATTAAACAAGATAATAAAACTGATAACGCTACTAACCCAGACGGGAAATCTGGTAAAAAAGATCCAGTCCCAACGAATGTGAACACAATGGCAGAGTTCGATAGCTTATTACGATCTATTCCTAAAAACAATAAGAATTAATTTGTAAATATAGGAGGTAGATATTATGTTAAATGCTTTAAATCCAGTAGCTGATATTAACTCATTTATTGAGTACTTTAGAAATCATGGGTATTCTATTAAACCAGAATTATTCTATGATAAACAATTATTAGATACAATCCGTTTAGATGAATCTCACTTTGTATTCTATCGTTTGGCTAATACTACACCAATTCAAGGTAATGCAGAGAAACTACAAATTCGTAGATGGGCTCCATTAGAAGCACACACTACTCCACTTGCAGAAGGCGTTCCACCAATGAGCGACAAAGGCTCAATGGAAAGCTATGAAATTGGAACATTCAGTTATGGTCGTTACATGGAATTCACAGACCGTGTTAACTTCGAAATGATTGATCCAGTTATTGCACATTACACTAAAGAGTATGCAATCGTAGCTATGGAAACATTAGACTTACTTGCACGTGAAGCTTTAACTACAGTAGCTCAAGCTGCTTATGCAAATGCAAGAGCTAACTTTAGTGAATTAGAAATCGGAGATGTTCCAAGTCTTAATGACTTAAGAGTTATTGCATTATCAATGAAAAAACAATTAGTTAAACCACGTAATGGAAACAGATACCATGTAATTGGTACACCTGATTTCTATTTCGATATGATCAGTGATCCACTTGTAGAAAAGTACATGACTATTAATCAAACTACTAAAGGATTCTATGATGATATGGGACCAATTCCACCAATGTTTGGACTTGAGTTCTATGAAACTATGCACATAGATGATAGTGGTGAATATATGTCAAATGGTACTGAATACTTAAGAACTTACACTGAATCAGGTGGTACTTATACTTATACTGATTTAGATGCTGCTACTTATAAAGTTGCTGCTCCAGATAATTATATAAGAGATTCTCGTACAGGTATGAAAGCTTCTTATATCCCAGACTTAAAAGTATGGAATATTCCAAACGGCTCTTATGAATTACATGTACACAGAGTATTCGTATTAGGTGCTGACTGTTTAACTAGAACAGAAATTGCAGGACAAGGTAATGCTAAGATGTATGTTAAACCTTTAGGTTCTGCTGGTGTATTAGACCCAATCGATCAAAGACAATCTATCGGATTTAAAATTAACAGTGTTGGATTCGGTTCTACAAGAACTGAAGCTGTAGTAGTATACTACTGCGTTCCATCACAAGCTAACTTAGTTTAACTTTAATCAGATAGGAGGAGCGTAATGGCTAAAAACATTAATAACGCTGACTCATTGGATTCACTAATTTCAGAAGCTAATGCTAATTTAGGTGGGGACTCTACTCCAGCTAAAGTTGCTGAAGCACCTATTAGTGTTAATGATCCAGTGATGGTTGCAGCTTCCCGTAAGTATAATGAATTAGAATCTAAGCGTAAAGCTTTAGTATATAAGTATAGAAATGAGAAAAAAGTTCCAGTAACTATTTCTCCATTCTATGCACCATATTTAGGACGTGTTGTACGAGTATCTGTCAATGGTATCATTGTAGATATTCCTGCAGATGGTCAATCATATATGATTAACCAAACACACGCAGATCATATACTTGCAAAAATAAAAAGAATTGACGCCATGATTGCACGACAAAAACGTGCTGGAGATGTTGCTAATAACTTTGAACACTCTCCTGGTGAACTACATTTATAAAAAGACAGGGATTATTTCCCTGTCTTTTATTCTATTTTAATATAAAGGAGGTTACTCATGGAAATAAAAAAGATAGTTGACTATGTCAACAGAGGCTACATTGCTTCAGACCGTTTAAGAGAACCAGATATTTATTACTATATGGACATGGTTATTGATGATATTAATGAACGTCTACAATCTAAGTTCCCAAACTTTACTAATTGGGTAGACTTTGTAGCAGGTTGGAATGCAGTTATGGAACATATTAAACCAAAAGATAAAGAACATCCTTGTATTCCATTTGAGCCACCACGTCCACATAATCCTTATAATCCTTTTGATACAGGTTGTATGTATCCTAGATACTCACCTTTATACTACCCACAATTCTGTGGATTCTATCCAGGTATTATCACAGACTTTAGAGACCCTTGTATTTGTGAACAAGTAATGCCTGATGTAGATAGACCTACACCGCAGATGATTCCTTGGCATTGCTTTCCACCACTTCCATATAAAATAAGAAGTAATTCAAACTATGATGCTATACCTGATGAATACATCAGAACTGTTATAGCTTTAGGTGTTGCAGTTAAGTTCTATACACGTGATGAAGAAGGTGAACAGATTGCTTTAGAGTATCAACGAAGATATGAAGATGCTTTATTCAAGATGACAAGAGATTATCATAGTAGAGTGCCTTGGTATTTCCAAGATAGACTAGGTGGATTCATAGATTTCTCATGTATACGTGAAGCAGGACCTATTAATTTACACCCGAGAGGAGTGGTAATGCGTGGCAACAACACAAAAAACTTATAGACTTGGTGGACGAATGCCACGTAATACCACAACTTTAGTAACTTTTAGAAACGGTATGTACTTAACAGAACAAACCGTTCCTGAAGGTTATGCACGAGTTATGGTTAATTACGATATAGATGATACAGGTAATCATATAAGACCAAGACCTGGTTTTGATTTATTAAAAGTTATAGATTTACCTAACCCTATGCAGGCATCTGAATTACATTTCATGGATTATTTATACGTTTATGAAGCCAATGGTGAAACTGTTGAGTCTTTAAAAGATGTATTATTAAGTTTTGGTGATGGTTATTATGCAAACAATGATTCCTATCATTCAGCAGCAACAACAGTAACTGATAATAATGTATATGAGTTAATTGACGATAACTGGGAAATCATTGTACCAGGCGACATAGTTACTACTGAATCGTTAGACTCTTGGGGTATTCTTTATAAAGAAGGTACTAAAGATAATTTTCAATTAATAGATACGTCTGAACTAGGAATTTGTTTAGCACGAAATATAACTAACGCTTATTCATTTAATGAAAGGTTTTTAAATCAATCATTATTTAGTCCAGATGATGAAACTAGAGACATGTATCCAGATTTAAAATATCCTATATACACTGTTATGAATAATGAGTTATATGCTATTGCTAATCCTAAACCGACTTATTACAATTATACTTTTAATGCAGAACGTAACTATAACACGTTTACTGAACGAGTATTGTCTAAATTAAAAATTATACACAATACCGATGACACATATAAGCTTGTTCCTGAACAAGTTACATTAAAAGACTTATCACCATTAGAGGCAGCAACAACTGGTTTTAATATGTTAAGTCCTAATCCATATCTTTTCTCAGATATTCCTGGATCTTCTACTGTAGATATATTAGGTATGCTATATTACAAAAGTAAAATAGAAACAACACCTTTATTCACAGCTACAATAGGTAGCCCAGTGTGGTTACGTGTGTATTATGAATATCTAGAAAATAGTTCTTTAGAATATAAAATAGAAGTACTTGACTTAACTAATCAAGCAGCAGTTGCTAATAGTGAATGGGAATTACTACAAGATTTCACAGCTATTAATGCAGGTGAAGAACTTTGGTATGAGTACACTCCACAAACTGTGTCAACAGTTATTCGTGTAACAATGCGTATAGCTGGTACTTCAGCTACTGAAGACGTACAAACATTAAATGTTTACTGTGGTGCTACTAAATATGATAAGTTCCAAGCAAAGACATTTAATCTAAATGAATGTAAAGGTATGATTACTTGGCTTGGACGTGTTGGTGTATATGGCGTTAAAGGTGCAGAAGATACAATATTCTTTTCAGATATTGAGAATGCAGGTTATTTTCCATATCCTAATAACATACTTACATTTGAAACAGATATTCTTGCAGTACATAATTATCTAGATAATATCCTAGTATTTACTGTTGACGCGGTATGGATAGTAACTGCAGGCACATCTATTTCTACATCTACACAAAAGAAAATATTAGAAAATACTAATATAACAGAATTAGATTCATTACATGTTCAAGTTTTAAAACAAGAAATATTCTTTAAAATGAATGATCAGTTCTATGTTTTGAAACCAAATAAATATACAACAGATATAACAGATTTAAAAAGTTATTTAAACTCTACTGCTATATCAAACTTTACTCAAAACTTTAAGAAAAGTATGTTAGATATATTAGAAAAAACATATCCACGTTATGTAGGTAGAACTGATGCTACTAATCATTTCTTATCAGAAACAGATGTACCTATTAATCATTTTCCGCCTACTATAAATGGGATAACAAAACGTAGACATTATAAAGAAGTATATCTAAGAAATATGTACAGCCAAATTGTTAATGCGGAAGTACATTACATGTATAAAATGAATTGTACTTATGATATTAATCCAATAGGTGAAGCTCAATTAGGTGTAGATTTCTTTTGTTTACATATTATCTATAATACTTTAACACGTAGTTGGAGACTTTATATACAAGCTGCTGAAGCTGCTAGAGGTAATGCAGCGATTGCACCATTACTTTATCAAAATAAAGTAACTAATGAAGTATATAAAGTGCTACCTATACATCATTTAAAACCACACCAAGAGCTAGCTCCTGATTTTGTACAACTTTTAATATTAAAACAAAACAGTTCTAATGCAGATGATAGTTTAGTCTGGATTACTAACGAACAAGATGAGTTTGTACGCTTTGATAAAATATCTAATGTGTTAAGTAATGAAGCAGAACAAGGAATGTTTGTACCTATTTTCAGTAATAACTATAATAATCATACTTATTTAGATACAGGTACTATAGCTATAGATACAGCTTTCACTAAACGTTATCGTGAAGTACAAATAAGTTTACTTAATTTAGAGAAAGCAAGTATTCCTTTTAAAACATATTTTCAGCTTGATGGTAAAGAACAGTTAGAAGCTACACAGTATAACGTATATCATGTCACAGATGAAAGCCTAGAAGACTATGGTAATGTGTATATTACACCACTTGAAATGAATAATACTATGCTTTATGGAGACACTACACTTCAATTAGATACTGATTATTTAGGTTATTCTGAATCTTGGACTATAGATAATTCTAAGTTCCCTACACTTACACCAGTTAATGTGCGTATTGAACTCCTTGGTAGAGGCAGACGTGCATCATTACAATTATTAAATACTAGTTTAAAACGTTATGAACTTGCAGATGTTGTATGGGTATACCGTACAATGAGTGCTAGATAGGAGGTACATATGGAACAATTTATACCACGTTGGGTACATCAAGTATCCGAAAAAGAAGCAGGTTCTCTTGTAACACATGAGGACTATAATGAAAAACTTAATCTAAATAGTATGCAAGGAGACTATAATACACACGTCTTACTTAGATTATTAACGTGTGCAGATTCAGAACACACCTATCACGTACCTTATTTAGATAAAGAAATTGAACGTATTGATGAAGAACTAAGTAGAATACCAGATATAACTGAACTACAAGAAATTCTCAACCATATCATAGATGGTACTACTACTGTAGGACATGCAGAATATGCAGATAAAATCACAGGTATTGATGAAGTAGAACCTAAACATTACTATGGTACATCTATGGACAGCTCTATTGGTTTCTTTCAATTACCAGATAGTATCTATGCTGAAGATATTGAAGGTACTTCAGTTGAAATAGACGGTATTTATTACACACCAAGACCTAATAGTGTAGCTGAAAGCATGTTAACACCAGAGGTAAGAGCTAAACTTAATGCAGGCTCTATCACAAGTTATAATGATTTAGATGATAAACCAGCTATAGGTGGAGTTACACTTACTTCTGCTACAACATTAGCTGATTTAGGTATTATATCTAGCACAGATATTTCAAATACTTATGAAACAAAGACTGATGCAACTACAAAATTTAATACTAATAATGCACTTGCTAATTCCAAAGCACAAGTATTTATTAATACAATACCTGATGGTGTTACACCAAATGTTGGAGACTTGTTGGTGATTGTATAATGGGTAGATATGATAAACTAGCGTTATTCAATAGTACACAAGTTCCTATAAAGCGTCTTTATGCACAAGGAACTAATGCTAATCGTGCAGAAAACTTAATTGATTTTGGTTCATTTGATTCAGATAATACCACAACACTTATGGTGTATACTGAATTAAATCTTTGGGAACGTGTTACTTTAAATAAACAAGTTACTATAATACCAGGCTCTAAGTACACGACAGGATCCTTCTCACTTTTACCAGCAAGTGGATACTGTTGCTGTACTAAAGCATCAGGTTCATATGCTAAATCTACTTGGTACTTTAAAACGAAGTTAAAAAGAACTGCATTTACAACCAATGCTAATGTATTTAGATGTGGTTCAAGTTCTAATACTGAAGTAAAAATAACATGGAATAGCAACGGTAAATTTGTTTTTAAAAGAGCTTGGGGTGGTACTGGTGGTACTTCAACAACTTATACAACTCCAGATGCTTTCTCTGATGTAGATACTATTTATGAAGTTTCATTTCAAATAGACAATGGAACTAACACTTTAAAAGTTAGTATTAAAAATACTACAACTGATGTAACAACAAGTTATACACATAATCTAGGTGGAGGTTCAAACTTTATTATATCTAACGCAACTAACACAGTTGGTAGTGCTGAAGTAGAATTACTTGATTACTTACAAGTACAAGGTGTTCAATGGAAAAATAGTACAAACAAACGTGATATTGATTTAGACACAGCTACACAAGGTAGCACAACTTATTACACTAATCTACAAATAGTAGAAGAACCAGATACTGAAATAGTAAACTGGGTTTAGAAAGGAGGATACTATGGCAAGATATCCTATAAAAATATTACTTGATGAAAATCGAGTACCATTTATACCTTATTTACCATCTAATGCAGTTGTGGTAGAAGGTACAAATAAAACTGTTGCAGACCAAATTATAGATTTGCATAATGAAATTAACGAAAGAATCACTAATGTTTATCGTTTTAAAGGTAGTGTTACTTTTGAAAACCTACCTGTAACTGGACAAACTACTGGTGATGTATACGATATTACAAATGACTTCACACTTGATGGAAAGCAATATCCTGCAGGTACTAATGTAGCTTGGACTACTGATCATTGGGATGCATTAACAGGTATGTTCAGTATGACTAGTTCATATGAAATTCTTAAATTAAATACAGCAATAATGTCTAGTGTACGTTCTATGTATTCTACAGCTTTTACAGTTGAAGCCAATAAAAATGCTTGGTTAAAAATGATTAATGAAGCAATAAAAGCTAATAAAGACATGGTACATTTTATTACAGATGCTGATGAAGGATATACTTTTAAACTACACATTGTACCTGCAGAAACAGGAACAGTAGATAGTACACTTCTTATTTATCCTCCAGTAGATGCTATTGTAACTCTACAATATGGTGAATCTTATTGGATAAGTAAGAAAATTAGAGTAACTTATACAGATGGCATAGCTACAAATGTTGCTATCCAAACATCATCAGGACATTCTTATCATGAAATGCAGTATGCAAAACTAAAAAATACTACTGCATTTACGCCAACAGCAGCTACACATTTAGTTACTAAAGGTTATGTAGATGATAATTTTTTAAGTAAAACTAACAGTCAAGATTATAGTGTGCTTAATGATTTTACACCTATAAATAATGACTTTCTAAAAACAGCATTAATTAATGGTGGAAATGTATTCACGCTAGACATAGGTTATCCATTAAGTATTATAGACAATGGTAATTTAGTTTATAATGCAGCTCAAGATTCAGATATAATGCAAGTATTAACACCTTACATTAGTAAAAATTATTTAGGTTATGCTACACAGTATGTGCAAGATCGTCGTAATTACTTTTATTTTATCAACGCTTCTGATGAAGGTATTATTTATAAAGTAGAAATGGATTTAGATCATACTGATTTAACAAATCATAATAAAATTGTTATAAAACCTATATATTCTATGGATTTATTACAACGTCTTAATACAGGACGTATGTACTGGACAGAAGCAGAGTTTGAAACAAATGCTTATTATAGTGTTTATAGTGGTTTTG